GCAATAGTTGACACTGTCTTAATAGGAGTGGCGTAAGTTTCCGCACCTCCGTAAGTGGTCTCTCTGGCGTTGGTCTTATGAGTAGCAGAACCGCCTAATGCACCTGTTCTCCAAATCTTTAAATTGTCAATCGCTGAAGAACCTCCCATTGCTGTCACCTCAATCTTTTGCCATTTCTCATAAGTATAGTTTCCCGGAGTTACAGGATAAGCTACTGGATCTAAATTAACAGCGTCGGTATCACCCATATTGGTATTGGTAATACTTGCTGTCTTAGTTTCTCCTACTGTATTAAACTCGTTTATTTGGACTGTAGCAGCCATAATAATAAAACTTAGTTAGATCTTTAACTGAAACTACCGACTAATAGCTTCAGGGTTTGACAGGATTAAGCTCTCGTAGCTATTAACAAGAGCCTAATTGTTATAAGGTCGCATCATCCTGTCAAGATACGAACCTTTTGAAGTCCTTACTTTTTTGCGTCTATCTTTTTCTCGCTTTTCTTTTTCTTTTCGGTTTTCGGTGCTTCCTTTGGACATCTTATTCTGGTGTGAGCCATTTTATTTCCTTCGTTAGATTCCTGATGGGATCTCTCTCTCCAAGTAAATAATTCCAGTCACCCCAAGGGTAAATACACCCACAGTTACAGTTGCTCTAACTCTTACATATCTCCTTCCAGGAGCTAAGTCAGCTTCTACAAGAGAAGCAGCGGATATTTCAGCAAAGGTGTGAAGCGTGCGAACTGATAATCTTGCAGTTGCACCTCCAGCGTGAGCAGTGGCAGTTGTTCCTCTCTGAGCCCTCTTGATATAACAAACATCTCCGACTCTTTCTGTTACGGTTACGATTTCACCTGCTGTTAATATCATATCAAAATCGGCAAGAGGATAACCAACTCCGTCTGTGGCGTGTAAGGTCATTACTCTATCGGTGGCACTAATACCAGCAGCATCCAAAACTTCGTCTCCTACTGGGTCGGTCATTGTTGCCATATTGCTCTCTTGAACAATAATGTTGGCAAGACCACCAGCAGCAGGAACCCCTGCGTTGATTGCCATAAGTATCTTTCTTCCTACTCCTTCTAAATCAGTAATAGCACCTGTCTCAACGGCTATTGCTAATGCTTCACTCGGAATAAAAGCTACGAGCGTTGAGTTGTTTAGTAAATCTTTTGCGTTCATAATTTTATTTACTTAGTTTAAGCGTGATCATCAAGAATAACAAAGGCATTGCTCAAAGCACACTGTCCGTCAACTCGTTTGACGAATCTGAAAGTGGTCTCGTCATATCTGAATCTGTCGTGAATTGAAGAAGCTACCGCTAACCCTCCCCTGTCACCAATGTAGTAAGCAGAAAGGTTTCCTAATACAAGGTCTCCTTTAGTTCCTACTGCTGGTAATTTATCAGTCAAGTCGTAAGGGTATCCTAAAATAGTTTTAGGAATCCCAGCGGCAATACTGAATCCGGGAAGCATCAATGGGAATCCTTCTGTCTCATCAACAGCAGCACCAGTATAGATACCACTCTTAATGTCAAGGATTTCTGTCAAAGCAGCTTTGGTAAGCAACCACCTTGCTCCAGCGTCAGCCCAAGCAGGTAGTTGTTCTACCATATGCTTTAAATCTTCATACACAATCTTGCCTGCACTTGTTCTGGCTTTTGAAGTTCCGCAGTTAACGATACCCAAAGGTTTCTTCATTCCATTACCCATTAAGAACTGCTTGTCCTCCTCGTAAGCAATCGCTTCTCCAAAAATAGCAACAAGAAAGTTTGCTAAGTTGATAGCTGAATCAGATAAAAGGTCGTCGGATACTGGACAAAGTCCAATCATCTTACCTACCTTCAAAGTGATTCTACCAAACTTAGGTTGGCTTTCCTCTTTTTCATCGCCTTCGTCTCCTTCCCAACTAATGTCAATACCAGCAAACTTATAGTTTGATTGGTCTAACTTAGGAAGGGTCAAGGTGTTGCCTTTCATTGGGATTACTCTTGCTCTGGGTCTAACAATAGCGGCTTCAGTAGCGAACCTAATAACCTCTGCTTGAAACTCCTCAGGAACGAGGAATCCTCCAGCAGTGTCGTCGCTTTCTTGAAGTGCTTTTGTTTTGGATACGATTCCAGTTTTGGCTAATTCTCTAACTCCGTTGACAAAGTCCTCCATTTTGCCAGAAAGTTTAACAAATGGTCTGATTTTCCTCATATAAGGATCTACCTCTAATACGGATTTCTCCATATTGGGTTCAGCACCAAGTATTTTGCTTCTGGTTGGATTCTCTCTGATTGCTTTCACAATCTTGTCAATTTTTGTGTCAAGTATTTTGCCTAACTTTTTTTCCTCCTCACCTTCGGTTTCGGTCTCTGTTTCAACTTCAGCAAACTCCTCACCTTCCTCTAAGGTGTAGTCGTCTGCGACTTCTACTTCTGTTCCGTCTGGTTTTTTAATCGTTTTCATTTTTTGGTTCAACTGCTTCCTCGCCTTCTTGCAAGGTGTAGTCGTCTTCAACTTCTACTTCCTCTCCGTTTCTTAAAATTTTCACTTTTATTGTCTTAGTTTTCTTAATAATGCTTCTATCGCCTTACGAAGTTTTATTAGCTTTTTTATCAGCTTTTTATTCCTTCCAAGACCTGCGACCTTTGAGCAAACGGGAGTAATGCTTTTGTTAGGATTGTCTCCTTCAAAACACTAATAGCTTCCTCCCTTAATTTTTTGCTATGGATTTCTTTATGAC